CAGTGGGGTTTTGCTTCCTGGCGCCAATGGAAACACCGGCCAGCCTTGTGACGCATAAAACAGCGCGTAGTCGAGCATGGTTGACGGCGATTGGCTGGCTGAACTGCTACCCATTGCGCTTGCCTGTTAAAGATGTGTGCGGCATAATCTCCCTCGTTTGTAGTTTTAAAAAGCCGGTAGGCGCGCCAACGCCCTTGACCGGCTTTTTTTTGCCTGTGTTTTAATACTCTGCGTACTAATCGTTCTGATCTAACTCGTCCGAACCAAACACTTCGTGCATAAGCTGTGATTGACGCTGCTTTTCACGGAGATGGGTCATGATTAAGTCACGCACGTATTCGCTAGGCTTTACGCCCTCAATCATTGCCAGGCCTTTAAGCTGCTTTTCAGCGCTGCCTGGTATGTGTGCCATCACTTGGCCAGTTAGTTTTTCCATTTCAGGCGGCCGCACTCTTGCCGATAGGCCGAGTTTCAATTGCACAGATTCTGCCGCCGTCATGTATGGTCAGCTCGATGCGCCGACCGGCTCGCACCATTTGCCAGATTGCGCCCGGTGTAACGCCAATAGCCTCTGCCGCTTCCGCCTGAGTCCTAGTTTTCAGAAATTCCTGCAATGTGACCGTAGTCATTGGCCAACCCTCCTATTTGATGCGGTTAAAAGTAGCATTGCTATGTTTTTTGTGCAAGCGAAAAGAATCACTGCTTCTCGATATAAAAAAGCAGGGCTAATAAAATGATTGGCATGAAAAAGAGGCGCGAGCTAACCAGCTCTGAGCAGGCGGATGCCGTAAGACTAAAAAGCATTTACATTAAAGCCAAGCTTGACCGCAAAGCTGAAGGCCGCAACTTGACTTACGAAGTGGTGGCCGCATCGCTTGATGTAACCTCAGGCGCTGTCAGCCAGTACGTCAACGGCACAACCCCATTAAACCTTCCTATAGCTGCAAAGTTTGCAAAATTTTTTGGCTTGCCGCTGGAAAATATCAGCCCTAGTCTTGCACTGCTGCTTCCAAATGCTACAGTTCCACCCTCTAAAAACGGCAGTCAACCTAACAGTGTGCCCTTGCTGTCCTGGGTACAAGCAGGTGATTGGCAGGAGATCGAGGATTTGCACACTATTGGCTGCGCAGAAAAGTGGATACCTTGCCCTGTGCCTCATAGCGCTAACACCTTTGCCTTAACAGTCAGAGGTCGATCAATGTATAACCCTGGTGAAAAACGCTCCTTTGATGATGGTGACATTATTCACGTTGACGGAGACAGCCCTGCCGAACACAGATCGCTCGTAGTAGTTCGCCTTACAGATCAAAACGACGCAATCTTTAAGCAACTATTGGTTGAAGGTGAAAAGCACTTTCTTGAAGCTCTCAACCCCAGCTGGCCAAACAGGATTGTTGAGATGCCTCGTGACGCCGTTATCTGCGGTGTTGTAATTAGCAAGGTTGTTAGTTTCCCCTAAAGCCACCTACCTTCCCGAAAGCCGCCATTGAGCGGCTTTTTTTGTGCTCGTGAAAAAAAACATAGCAGAGCTATTGCTTTCAAAATAAAGCACTGCTATCTTTTGTTCATCGAATCACAAACCGAACGAGGCAACCAACCATGACCACCATCACGATCGAGCTACCAGACACTACGCCCATCATGTCCATCATTGAGTTCGCCAACTCTCTTAGCTGCGATGCGCAGCTTTCCGGCCGCAATCATTTTACGTTTCAGCCAAACCAGGCTCCCATCAGCCGCGGCAACGTGACTGCCTTTCGCACTGCCCGGGCAGTAGCCGCAAACGAGCAACCCACACCGCCACCAGCGGCATAAGGAGAGCAGCGATGATCGATATTAGCTTTCACTACCCAAAAGCCGTTGGCGACCGTGTTCTGGTTAATGACTCTGGACGCGCCTTTGCCGTGATTGACTTGAAAGCGGATTTTGCCGAAAGCGCCACGCTTAATTTGTTTTTCCATGACGCTGAAAGCCTGCGCCATCTGGCTGGGCAACTGGACGCACTGGCCACCAAATTAGACGAAGCACAGCCTGTTAAGCAGGTTGCGTAACCCAAAGCACCATCAAAACCGGAGTACACCGAATGAGCAACCTAGCCACAAACCCACCGACCGCACTGGATGTAGCCGCGCAAACCCTGCGCGAAGCCAAGGCCGCAGAGATGGAAGCCAACACCACTCGCGTAGCCGCAGAGCAGGCCTTGATTGACCTAATAGGTGACTTGAAAGACGAAGGCACCACTAAGGCGGAAACCGCCTATTTCAAGGTGCAGGTAATGAGCAAGCTGAACCGCACCATTGCAGACGATGCGGCATTGGTTGCCTCGCTGCCTGAAGCCGTTGCAACCCGGCTAGTGCGGTATAAGGCCGCTTTAGACCTGAAAGAGCTGCGCCACCTGCAGACCAGTGAACCGGAATTGTATGCCCAGGCGGCTCAGTTCATTACCAGTCGCCCTGCCAAACCTTCTGTAAAGCTGGAGTTAATCTGATGGCTATCTCACTGCAAAGCCTGACCGCGCCAAAAGATCGCGCCGTTATCTGCACCATTGTGGGTGAAGGCGGCATGGGCAAAACCACCCTGGCCGCTGAGTTTCCCGCGCCGGTGTTCATTCGCACAGAGGATGGCACCGCCAGCCTAAGCGGCCGTGACGATGTGGCGCTGTTTCCCTTGGCCAAAACAAGCCAAGACGTACTCGATGCCGTGCTGGCCCTGGGTACCGAGCAGCACACCTTCCAAACCGTGGTTCTGGATTCGATTACCCAGCTGAACACGATGATTGAGCAGGAAGTGATCGCAAGCGACCCAAAGAACCCGCGCAGCATTAACCAGGCACTTGGCGGATACGGCGCTGGCATGTCTGCAGTGGCAGAGCGTCACCGCCAGATAAGGGAAGCAGCTGGCTGGTTGTCCGGTGAGCGCGGCATGAACGTGGTGTTTATCGCTCACGCGGTCAACGAAACCATCGACCCACCCGATAACGACAGTTACACCCGTTACTCAATACGCATGCACCACAAGTGTGTCAGCCACTACAGCGACAACGTGGACCTGGTGGGCTTTATCAAGCTGAAAACCTACACCCGGGGCGATGGCGATAAGAAAAAGGCGATCAGCGACGGCCAGCGAGTAATTACCTGCTACCCGATTGCAACGCACATCAGCAAAAACCGCTTTGGTATTGAAGCCGATTTGACGTTTGACCAAGGCACTAACCCGCTTGCACCGCACATACCGGTACTGAGCAACCCAACCACCCAAGCAGCACCCCAAACCGCATAACTGGAGAATTACCATGGCACAACTAGGCCAAATGTTTGACGCAACACAGATCGACCCAACCGACAGCTTTGAACCACTGCCAGCCGGTGATTACGCGATTGTTATCACCGAATCGGATATGAAGGCGACGAAGAACAACCGCGGCCAGTATCTTCAAATGATCCTGGAGGTCATCGATGGCCCTCTGAAAGGCCGCAAGGTTTGGGATCGCCTTAACCTGGTCAACCCAAACAACACGGCGGTTGAAATTGCCCAGCGCCAACTGTCTGCGCTTTGCCACGCCACTGGCGTGATGAGCGTCACTGACAGCGCACAACTGCACAACATACCCGTTGTGGCCCGCATTGCTTACAAGCCAGCCGAAGGCAGCTACGGCGCAACCAATGAAGTGAAGGGCTACAAGCCGACCGGCAACAAAGCAGCACCACAGGCGAGCAATCAGTCCGCGCACACGGAAGCCGCACCACAGGCTGCAGCAGCAACATCAACGCAAACGGCAGCGCCGGCCGCCGCGGCTCCACCCTGGGCTCGTTAAACCATGGCGGTCACTCCACAGCATAAGGCGCGATTGCGCCAAGCAATGGAGGAAGCACTCAGGGCGATTGATGCCTTGAGTGTGACCACCGCCTGCACTGAGTGCGAACTGTTTGTTAGCGGCTATTGCCAGCACTGGCAGGCGGATGTACCGGCCGATATTCAGCCCAAGGGCTGCGATAAATTTGAAGAGAGGATTCCATTCTAATGGCCACATTACCGGAACAGGAAAACCTAACCCTGCAGGCCGTTGAAGCGGCTGTGAAGGCAAACGCTGATGAAGGTTTTCGGCCACACCTTGGCGCGTCCATTATCGGGCGCCCATGCCTGCGGCAACTTTGGTACGGCTTTCGCTGGACCCTGAAAAGCGACCACAGCCCGCGCATTCTTCGGCTATTTGCCCGCGGCCAGCGTGAGGAAGATGTGTTTGCTGATCTGCTGAAAGGCGCGGGTATTGAAGTTGACGAAGTGGACCCGGTGACCGGCAACCAGTACCGCTACGCAGTGATTGGCGGCCATGTGGGTGGGTCATCTGATGGGCAAGCGGAAGGAATACCGGAAGCGCCCAAAACACGCCACATCGTGGAAATGAAAACCCACGGCGATAAGTCTTTCAAGCTGCTGGCCAAGCAAGGTCTGCGCGAATCTAAGCCAGAGCACTGGACCCAGATGCAACTGTATATGCACTGGTCCGGCCTTACCCGCGCTCTGTACATGGCCGTCAACAAGAACGACGACCAGCTGCACATCGAGCGGGTGCGTTATGACGAACTGGAAGCCGTGCAGATGGAAGCCCGCGCACGCACTGTTATTGAAGCAGCGACGCCGCCAGCAAAAATCAGTGCAGACCCTGCCTGGTACCAGTGCAAGTTTTGCGATTTCAGCGACGTGTGCCACGGCCGCACCCAGCCTGAACGCCATTGCCGCACCTGCCTGCACTCGACACCCGAGTTAGACGGTGATGCTCGTTGGAGCTGTCAGCGTTGGGGTATGGATATACCCACAGCTGCCGACCAGCAGCGGGGGTGTCCAGAGCAGCGCTTGATACCGGCGCTGTATGAGCAGGCAAATGACTGCCATTGCGTTGGCGCCAAGCCGGAAGAGAACAGGGTGTTTTACAGCAATGGAACTGCAGACGGAGGCAAGCAAGATGCAGCTGCGTGATTATCAGCAAGCCGCCATCGGTGCGCTTTACGGCTATTTCATGCGCGCAAGCGGTAACCCGCTTCTGGTTTTGCCAACAGGTTCCGGAAAAAGCCTGGTCAATGCCGCGCTGGTTAAAGGCATTATCGAAAGCTGGCCTGGGCAGAGGGTGCTGTGCCTGACGCATGTTAAAGAGCTGATTGTTCAGAATTACTTGGAGCTGATCGCTATTTGGCCAGAAGCGCCAGCCGGCGTGAATTCCGCCAGCGTTGGGCGCCGCGATACGCTGCAGCCGATTATCTTTGCGGGCATCCAGTCAGTTTATAAGCAGGCCATGGAACTGGGCTGGTTTGATTTAATTATTGTAGATGAAGCCCACCTGATACCGGCAAAAGCTGGTGGTATGTATCGCGTTTTCTTGGATGCTGTGATTGCTATCAATCCAGCCATCAAGGTAGTGGGCCTGACTGCTACACCTTACCGGCTTGGTCAGGGCGTGCTAACTGAGGGCGATGATCGGCTGTTTACCGATATTGCTTACGAGGTACCCATTCGCCTGCTGCTGGATCGGGGCTATTTGTCAGCGCTGACCACACCGGTTAACGGTACCGAGGCGAAAGTAAACCTTGCGGGTGTGGGTACCCGCGGCGGTGAGTTTATTCCGGCGCAAATGGCAGAAGCGGTAGACCGTGACGACCTGACGCAAGCGGCTGTTGCTGAAATTATCCGCCACGGCGTTGACCGTAAAAGCTGGCTGGTGTTCTGCTCAAGCGTTGCCCATGCAGAGCACGTATCTGATGCGCTGAACGCCCACGGTGTGATGTGTAATGTGGTGACCGGCAATACGCCGAAGGGCGAGCGCCAACGCACTATCCAGAACTTTAAAGATGGCCATCTGAAGGCACTGGCCAATGTCGACGTACTGACCACCGGCTTTAACGCGCCCAACACTGACCTGCTTGCATTGCTGCGCCCCACGCAAAGCCCGGGCCTTTACCTTCAAATGGTTGGCCGCGGTATGCGCCAGTCACCAGCCACCGGCAAAACCGATTGCCTGGTACTGGATTTCGCCGGAAACATCGAGCGCCACGGACCGGTTGACGATGTTCGCCCGCCACGCGCCCCGGGCGCAAAACGCAGCGCTGGTGATAGCGCGATGGTGAAGGTGTGCATGCCTTGCGGTGCCGAGGCCCACATATCCGCACGTTATTGCCCGGTGTGCCTGGCTGAATTCCCAGTCAATCCAGTGCATGAAGATACGGCCAGCAACGCGGCCATTGTCAGCACCGGCGAAAAAGAAAGCCCGATTGTTGCGCACGAGGTCACCAGCGTCAGCTATTGCCTGCACATACCCAAGGGCGAAGGCAAGCAGCCTAGTTTTCGTGTGGATTATTACGCCGGCTACGAACGCGCCTGCAGTGAGTGGGTGTGCTTTGAACATGACGGCTACGCCCGCAAGAAAGCCGAAAACTGGTGGCGTGAGCGAATGCTGGCACCAGTGCCGGTGAGCATTGAGGAAGCGCTTTTGTTCGCAGAGGCCGACCTTCTGCCATCACCAGAAACCATTCACGTGGATGCGTCTCAGAAGTTCCCGGCCATCGTCGGTTATGACTACGGCGATCTGGATCTGCCAGTAGAAGCTGAGAAGCCAGAGGCGAGGCCGGCGTTTGCTGATGATTTTGAATTCACTGACGACGCCCCTTTTTAGGAGAAAGACCATGGCCACACTACTCACCCCGGCGCAGGAATCCGAAGCACTGCGTCGTTACGTTCTAGCAAAGAGCCTTCGCCGTGAAGCTTCGAAATACAAAACCAAGATTCTGGCTGAGCGTTTCGGAATCACTCGCGGGCGAATTGACCGTTTCATTTTGATCGGCCTGAATGCTGCGTTGAAGTCAAAGAGCTATCAGCAGCATGGCGACGATGTTTTGCGCGAACTTCAAGCTTGCCTGGATCGCCGGTACGAGCTTCTGGAGCAGGTAGCACAGCACACGGCACTGAGGATTGCGGCTGACTATGGTGTGCCGTATCGCAAGCTGATGCAGGGGCTGGAGTACCGCCTGGGGCGTGACGGACTAAAGCCAGCGCCGGAAGCGAAAAAGAAAAAGGTTTGCCCGGTTGCCTCGTTTTTGCGGGGGCCGGTGTCGGGTGGTCATCAGAGTGTGGGGTATTACTGATGCAGCACTCATTGTTTGTTCAGAGCCCGCCAGCGGTGCACCAGGTTGTTAGGTCCGCCAGCCGTAACGCGCTGCTTGAGCGGCTAACGCTGCAGGCCATGGTGCTCTATGTCGATGATTACAGCTTTCCCTATGTAGCGGATACCAGCTTTGGGGCTCTATCCATCGCGCAAATGATCGCATGCGGCGCCAGCGGCCCGTTCTGCATTGCGGTGGTACCGCTGCGGGTGCCGAGCATTGCCGAGCTTTACACAGCATTAGATTCACTGGCAGCGGATGGTGAGCTGGTACGCGAAAAGCTGTATCACGGCA